ACACACTCTTTTAATATTACACAAGCTGTCAAAGGTCGTATCGGTGAAGATGTTAATGTAACCACAGAGGGTGATGAACAAAGAATTAATAATGGTAAATTTATATTAACTGCAAAGAGTGATATAAATGCAATAACTACTGGTGGAACAATTAGATTAAATGCAAATAGAAGCATCTTTGCATCATGTACTTCTGGTATAATAGCATTGAGTTCTGGTACAACTTTATTTATGAAATCTGCATCTAATATGTTTATTGAATCTGAAGCAGATATTAATATAGAATCAACAACCGAAACAGATATAACAGCAGGAACATTGATGGACTTAAACGCTGGAAGTGAAATTGATGCAGATGCTCCAACAATTAATTTGAACTAAGATGAACGGAACATTTATTATAAAAGAGGGAAACGAACTTATAACATATACAAAGTATGAAGACATACCAATGGTATTCGACCATGTTATAAAGTTTGATCCAGAATGGCCAGAAGGCCCACACACAGATGAGGAACATGAGTACATGGACACTTTTAATGACAAGTTGCAAGACTTAATGAAAAGGGAGATAACATATGCCAGCAGTAACTAGAATTGGAGATGCAGATGCAGCACATTGTTCTGGTATGACAAGAGCTGCTGGTTCTAGTAATGTGTTTGTAAATGGTATTGGTGTAAGTAGACAAGGTGATAATAATACAGGGCATAAATTACCAGGCGTTCCTTGTCCATCTCATTCAGCACCAATTGCATCTGGTTCTTCTACAGTAAAAGTTAATGGTGTTGGTTGTGGTAGAGTTGGTGATGGAATAAGTGGTTGCACATCTGTCGCAGCTGGTTCGTCAAATGTTTTTGCTGGGGGATAATAATGGCAGACTTTAAAACTCCAAATCTATGTGGTGCAAATGAATCACTTAATAGTGCATCATCTAAAATAGAAGATTTAATAAGTGAGTTAGATGCAAAAGTAACTTCTGCAGCATCTGAAGCTGCAGCTGCATTTGAAACTAAACTTGCAGATGTTAAAGCAGGACTTGATGCACTTGCAGTAGATTTACCAGCATCAAAACCAATTAATTTTCAATCAGAAATAACAAGTCTTATTAATAATATAGATAGAACAACTGTACAAGGACTTTCAGCATATAATGCTAAAGTTGCACAACTAGAACAAGACTTTGGTGATAAACTTAAAGAAAAGGGTTTAGAGTTAGATAAATTAATTTCCGAGTCGAGTACAAAATTGGGTAAAGATATTAATGCAGTTACTTCTGCATTAGGTAGTGCTGTTTCAGATATTACAGGTGCTGTTTCTAGTGCAACATCATCTATTACAGGTGCAGCTAGTGATGCAGTTAGTAGTCTTACTGGTGGAGGAACTCCTAGTTTAGATGCATTTGGTGGAGCAGGCGATGCTGTTGCTGGTATAACTACACCTACCCTTCCTACAACTGGAAACATTTGTGACCTTGTTCCTAATTTAGAAATACCAGCTAACATTTCTGGAACTGGAGTTACTACAGAAGAAATAGAAGAACGAGGAACATATGCAACTCTTACTCTAAACCAAACACCAAAATCAATTGTATCAGTTACAGGTAAGAAAACTAGTCAAAGTTTTTTTACTAACATAAAATACACACAAAATGGTAAAGTTATAGTTCCTACAGCTGTAGGAAGTTATTCAGATATTAAAGTAATTTATATTGTTGACCTTATAAAAGAAAAACCTGTTGCTGCAAAACAAGCAGATGTTCCAGCAGAGACAGAAGAAGCTTCTATTGTTTCAGTAAATACTTCTGCAAAGGATACTTCTTTTGCTGGTCTTATAGCAAAATTTAAAAAAGATGTTGAGTCTGCTCCTTCAAAAGCAAAACAAGAAAAAGATTTTGCAACTTGGCAAACAGAATATAAAAAATTAAAAGCAGACCCACTTAATTATAAATCAGTAGTAACACCAAAAGGCGAAACTATTAAAGTAACTACTCCAGAAGCTTCAATTACAAAAGAAACAAAAACAGATAAAGATGGTTTTACTTATACTGAAACAAAAAGAGTTACATCATCTGATGCTGGATTCGCAGCAAGACAAAAAGATAAGTTTGTAGAAATAGTTAGATTGGATTTAGCTAAAAAAGTATTATCAGAAATAGATATTTCAAATTTTCCAGATGCATATGAACATGTAGAAGAAACAATAGAATTTTTTACTCCAAAAACAACTGCATCTTCAGTTACATTAACCGACTCTGTATGGACAATGCAGTTTGTTTCTATGTCATCAAATATATTCTATAACCCAAAAACTAATGTTGTAGACCCATCTGGAGTTCAACAATATGATATTCCAGAGTTTAATGGTAATGATATAGTTCAAAGAGGAGCTGACAGCGGAGATAATTTATTTTATAAGCTAGATGGACAAACAATAACATTTCGTGATGCTATTGGAAGACCTGTAGACCCATTTGGTAATAAGTATATATTTGCAATTATGATTGGTTATAGAACATTGGATAAAATAGACCCAAATTATAAAGGTTAGTCGTTATAAATAAAAGATAAAATAGGAGTCCATACGAATGGCACAATATGACGCTGGTTCAAAGAATAACATTACAAGAAATGTTAGACAATACACAGACTTAGATTTATTCTTTGGTAAGAAGTCATCTAACTCTGATGTACAAGAAATAACTGATGTTAAAGCTGTGAAGCGTTCTATTCGTAATTTAGTTTTGTTAAATTATTATGAAAAACCTTTTCACCCAGAGATTGCATCTGGTGTTAGAGATATGTTATTTGAATTAATGACTCCAATAACAGCACAGATACTTGCAAGAAAAATAGAAGATGTAATTACTAATTTTGAACCAAGAGCAAGATTAGTTGGAGTTACAGCATTACCAGATTTAGACAAGAATTTATATGAGGTGTCAATAGAATTTTATGTTGTAAACCAACCTACAGAATTAGTTGATTTATCAATCATGTTAGAGAGAGTACGATAATGGCCGTTAATAATAGAAGACTTAAAGTTACAGAACTTGACTTTGATAATATTAAAAGTAATCTTAAAACTTTTTTGAAAAATCAAACTCAATTTAAAGATTATGATTTTGAAGGTTCTGGTATGAACATTCTTCTTGACACACTTGCATATAATACACACTATTTGGGTTTCAATGCAAACATGGTTGCAAATGAAATGTTTCTAGACAGTTCATCACTTAGGTCGAGTGTAGTATCTCATGCAAAAACTTTAGGTTATGAAGTAAGTTCTCCAAGAGCTCCAACTGCTACAGTTAATATTTCTTTATCTACAGATGCAGCTTTTAAAACAATGCCAGCTGGAACTGTATTTACAGCATCTATTGATGGACTCAATTATCAGTTTGTAACAGTATCAGATTTTACATCTTCTAACACAGGAAATAATATTGCATTTGACAGCACAAAAATTTATGAAGGAACTTATGTTACATCAAAATATCTTATTGATACTTCTGACATTGACCAACGATTTATTTTAACTGATCCTTCAGTAGACACAACCACACTTACAGTAAAAGTTCAAGCATCTGCAACAGATACCACAACCACAACATATACAAAGGCAACTGACATATCACAACTTACTGGTGCAAGTACAGTTTATTATTTACAAGAAATTGAAGCAGGAAGATTTGAAGTTTATTTTGGTGATGGTGTAATTAGTTCAGCTGTGTCTGACGGAAATATACTTGTATTACAATATGTTGTTACAAACAAAACTGCAGCTAATGGTGCAGCTGCATTTTCAACTCCATCTTCAATTGATGGAGTTACAGGAATTACAGTAACAACTGTAGCATCATCATCTGGTGGTTCAGAGGGTGAAACAATTGACTCAATAAAATTACAAGCACCTCTTGATTATGCAGCTCAAGGTCGTGCAGTTACAACAAAGGATTATGAAGTATATGTAAGAAAGTTATTTGCAAACGCACTAGCAGTTTCAGTTTGGGGTGGAGAAGATGGTAGTTATGATTCAAGTACTGGTGTTAGTTCAACTCCAGAATATGGTAAAGTTTTTATTTCAATAAAATCTACAACTGGACAAGCACTTACATCAGTCCAAAAATCAAATCTAGTTGCTGGATTAAGTCAATATAAAGTTGCCTCTATAACTCCTGTCATTGTAGATACAGAAACTACAAATATTATATTAAAAACAACTATACAATATGATTCATCATCTACGACACTTACATCTGGTGCTATTGAAACATTAGTTACAACTACATTAACAGATTATAATGACTCAGAATTACAAAATTTTAATTCACCTTTTAGACATTCTAAACTATTAGGATTGATTGATAATACTGACACTTCTATTTTAAATAATACTACAACTGTTACTATGGGAAAATTATTTATTCCTACTCTAAATGTTTCTAAAGATTATACAATAAATTTTGGTAATAAAATATTCAATCCTCACCCAGGCCACAATTCAACTGCTGGTGGTGTTATTGCATCTACTGGATTTTATTTAAATAGTGTGACAACTACAATATACTTCTTTGATGAAGATGGTAGGGGTGCTCTTAGAATTTATTATTTAGTTCAAGGTGTAAGAACATATCAAAATAGTACGGCTGGTACTATTGATTATGCAAGTGGAATAGTTAAAATAAATTCATTTACAATGACAGGTATTGGAAATGTTGATGGAACTTCTTCTACACAGGTTCGTATAACAGCTGTACCAAATTCTTATGATATTGTTCCTGTACGAAATCAAATATTAGAAATAGATTTAGTAAATAGTAAAGTATCTGCTTCTGTTGATGCAACTGCAACAACAGGTGTAGGTTATACAACAACACAAACTGCAAGTGGTGGTTCAACAACAACTGTATCAACAACAAGTTCTACAGCTACAAGTTCTTCATCAGGTTCTTCATCAAGTTCTTCATCAAGTTCTTCTTCATCAAGTTCTGGATATTAATAAATGGCCGACCAGAAATCAAAATTTCTTACTAAAGTATCTCCTCTCATTGAAGGACAAGTGCCTGAATTTGTTCAGGCAGACCACCCAGTATTTGTAGATTTTGTAAAAGATTATTTTCAGTTTCTTGAAGCTGGTCGTTTAACTCTTACACAAACAATTAATTATGTTTCACTAGAAACAAATACTTCTGCATATATTATTGATGAACAAGACGAAGAAAGAATTGTTACAGAAATAGGTGAGGGTACACAAAGTCAATTTGTAAACGGAGAAACTATTACTGGTGGAACTACTGGTGCAACTGCAACTATACTGGTAGAAGATTCTAGAAACTCATACATCTATATTACTGGACAACAGCTGTTTCAAAATGGAGAAACAGTTACAGGAACAACATCTACTTCTACTGCAACTGTGGTTGAGTATCGTGGAAATCCAATTCAAAACATTCAACAGATGTTGGAATATGCAAACGTAGATAATACACTCTTTGATTTCTTAGACAATATGCGTGATTCATTTATGGA